ATATGCCTATCAAGATACCATTCAAGTTGATACATTTGGTAATGTAGTAATAAGCGATACTATAACAAAAAATTACATTATAGCTCGTAAAGTTCAATCGAATTTAGAAATACCTGAAACTACAATTGAAAAAACTATTTATCTAAATAATAGAGAGTGGTATGCTGGTGTAGAAATAGTTGGAAACCCAAGACGTCTTGGTTATATTGGGGGTGAAATTCTATACAGAACTAAAAAACGCAAAGCAATTGGTATAGGTGTAGGGATAAATCAAGATTTAACCCCACAAGGCTCGTTCAAATTGCTTTGGAAATTAGGTAAATGAGTGAACAACAAAACATAAAAGAAGTACTTAGACAAGAATACATAAAATGTGCCACTGATCCTGGTCATTTTATGCGTAAGTATTGTAATATTCAACATCCTCAAAGGGGTAGAGTATTATTTAATTTATTTCCTTTCCAAGACAAAGTATTAAAACTTTGGAAAAACAACCCATATTCTATTGTACTTAAATCAAGACAGCTAGGCCTATCAACATTAGCTGCTGGATATTCTTTATGGTTAATGACTTTTTATAAAGATAAAAACATACTTTGTATTGCTACAAAGCAGGAAACTGCTCGAAATATGGTAACCAAGGTTAAATTCATGTATGATAATTTACCTTCATGGTTAAAAGTAGCAGCAGACGAAAATAATAAACTTTCATTACGCTTAAGTAATGGATCAATTATCAAAGCAACATCAGCCGCTAGCGATGCTGGTAGATCAGAAGCAGTATCTTTGCTAATAATTGATGAAGCAGCTTTTATTGAAAATATTGGTGAGATATGGGCTTCGGCACAACAAACCCTAGCAACAGGTGGAGGAGCAATTGTGTTATCTACTCCATATGGAACAGGTAACTGGTTTCATCAAACATGGATTAGAGCAGAAAACGCGGATAATGATTTTCTACCTATCAAATTACCTTGGTATGTACATCCTGAACGAGATGAATCTTGGAGAAAACGACAAGATGAATTATTAGGTGACCCTAGATTAGCAGCACAAGAATGTGATTGTGATTTTAACACATCTGGAGATATAGTATTCTATGGTGAATGGATAGATTTTATCAAATCTACTACTCTTAAAGATCCAATGGAGCGCAGAGGAGCAGATCAAAACTTATGGGTATGGGAATCTGCCGATTACTCTAGAGAATATATGGTTATGGCAGACGTAGCTAGAGGAGATGGTAAAGACTTTTCTGCATTTCACGTGATTGATATTGCTACAAATTCTCAAATAGCAGAATATAGAGGCCAAATGACCCCAAAAGAATTTGGCTATATGTTAGTTGCTATTGCTACAGAATATAATAATGCTTTATTAGTTGTAGAAAATGCTGCTATAGGATGGGCTACTTTGGATGCTATTTTAGAAAGAGGTTATAGAAATTTATATTATTCTCCTAAATCTGATCAACTTACCGCAGAATCATATTTAAAAGTTTACGAAGGAGATTCAAGTATGACTCCTGGTTTTACTATGTCATTAAGAACTCGCCCTCTTGTAGTAAATAAAATGAGAGAATATATTGGAGACAAAAGTGTCACAATACAATCTAAACGTTTACTTGAAGAAATGAGAGTATTTATTTGGAAAAATGGCAGACCTGAAGCACAACCTGGGTATAACGATGACTTAGTAATGTCATTTGCTATAGGAATGTATTTACGCGATACTTCATTAAAATTTCAACAACAAAGTTTAGATATGACTCGAGCAGCTCTTGGAAGTATAACAAAAAATACAATAGCTGGGGCATATAATTCAAATGGGATAGAAAATCCATATATGATGGATACAAAATATGGACAAGAGAGCATTAATTGGCTCCTATAATATTTATAATAAATATACAAAATGGCAGATACTAGTTTATTTACCCGATTAAAACGTCTATTTTCAACTGATGTTATTATTCGCAACCAAGGAGGAAATCAATTAAAAGTGATTGATGTTGACTCTATCCAAACAACAGGAGATGTAGCAACAAATTCTATAATGGATAGATATAATCGTCTATACTCCCCATCCTCAACCTCTTTATTTGGACAACAATTAAATATAAACTACCAATATCTTCGTACCATGATCTACTCAGATTATGATACTATGGATTACGATGCTATTGTTTCTTCTGCTTTAGATATTATATCTGATGAATGTACTTTAAAAAATGATATGGGAGAAGTACTTCAAATCAGAAGTTCAAATGAAGATATCCAAAAAATATTATATAATTTATTTTATGATGTATTAAATATTGAGTTTAATTTGTGGTCTTGGATTCGCCAAATGAATAAATACGGCGATTTTTTCTTAAAACTTGAAATAGCAGAAAAATTTGGGGTATATAATATTATTCCTTATACAGCTTATCATATTCAAAGACAAGAAAATTATGACCCTGAACACCCAAATGCTGTAAGATTCAAATATTCTCCCGAAGGATTTTATTCAGGTGGATCAGGGTATTATGGTGTACCTAATACATTTGAAAAAGAGCAAAACGCTATTTATTTTGATAACTATGAAATGGCTCATTTTAGATTAATAACAGATGTTAATTATCTTCCTTATGGTCGTTCATATTTAGAGCCTGCTCGTAGGCTATTTAAACAATACATTCTAATGGAAGATGCAATGTTAATCAATAGAATATCTCGTAGCCCAGATAGAAGAGTATTTTATATTAATGTTGGTTCTATTCCTCCTGCTGAAGTAGAAAATTTTATGCAAAAAACTATTTCAACATTAAAACGTACCCCATTAATTGATCACGAAACAGGTCAATACAATCTAAAATATAATATGCAAAATTTACTAGAGGATTTTTATATTCCTGTAAGAGGCAATGACACTGTAACTAAAATTGACACGGCTCAAGGTCTACAATTTGATGGTATTACAGATGTAACGTATTTAAGAGATAAATTATTTGCTGCCCTTAAGGTGCCTAAAGCCTTTATGGGATACGAAAAAGATTTAACAGGTAAAGCAACATTAGCAGCAGAAGATATTAGATTTGCTCGCACAATTGATAGAATCCAGCGTATTATATTGTCTGAATTATATAAAATAGCATTAGTACACTTATATTCTCAAGGATATAATAGTGATGAGTTAACAAATTTCGAGTTAGATTTAACAACACCATCTATTATATATGATCAAGAAAAAATAGCATTATTAACCCAAAAAGTAGATTTAGCTCAAAAGATTATAGAAACTAAGTTACTACCTACTGACTGGATTTATGATAATATATTCCACTTGAGCGAAGATCAATATGAAGAATATAGAGATTTAATTATTGAAGACCAAAAACGTGCTTTTAGAAATAAACAAGTATCTGAAGAAGGAAATGACCCTAAAATAACAGGAAAATCATACGGAACCCCCCACGATCTAGCATCATTATATGGAAGAAGCAGATACGAGAACAATTCAGTACCTGATGGATATGATGAAAAAGTACCATTAGGTCGTCCTGAAGAAAAATCTACAGATAGAAATTCTCAAGAAAGTCCATTCGGAAAAGACAGATTAGGTAATAGAGGTGCAAAATTTGACGATAATGAATCTGATAGTATTCGTCCTCAATACAAAGGTGGATCTCCATTAGCACTAGAAGCAAAACAAGTATATCTTAAAAATAAAAGTTTAATAGAAAGCTTAGTAAAATCTCCAAGTTTAGTTAAAAAAGATGAAGAAATTTCATTTTTAGACGAAAATAACATAATGGAATAAATATTTTGATATATTTATAACAAAAAGCCTAGGCTAATGAATATAAAACATTCAAAAGTAAAAAATACAGGAATTTTATTTGAACTTTTAGTTCGACAAATTACCTCAGATACATTATCTGGAAAAGAATCGAAGGCAATTAATATTTTAAAAAAATATTTTGTTAAAAGTGAATTAGGGAAAGAATATAAATTATATGAAACCCTATCTAAACACAGGAACTTAACAGAAGGTAAGGCTGAAATAATTATTAATT